ACAATGTCTCCGTCGGGTGCGCCATCCTTGATACGCGCTTCCTCGGAAAACCCCATTTTCGTGACCAGTTTCAGCGCCCGGGTATGGTTGCTGGAAATCGGCCCTATTATCTTATCAACATTACAGACGTTATAGGGATAATCGTACACAGCGGCTAGGTAAGCCGGGGTGATTTGATCCCAAGTGATGTGACAAACGACCGATCTGCCGTTCCACATCTCATAAACCGTACCGGCGACAAGCTCACCGTCTTTCTCAAGGCCAATCGCAACCGAACGGTCGGCGTGATAGCCGCCGTCCGTACGCGACATGACCCAATGGCCCACATGGGGGCCGTTTACGATGCGCCAGCCCATCCGAGTTGATACACAACGTCCGTTGATGCCCACTCCAAGGAAACGTTCTTGCTGGCGCTGTTGAAAACCAAGCCGCCGCAGTAACCAATGCCTTGGATACCTACAAAGTTGTTGGTGATGATGAGGTCAGAACCCCACACCGCCTGATTCCATAGCCCAACGTCCCACAACCCGTATTGCGTTGCCACAAACGACAGCGCACCGAGGTCGGCGTTGGTCTGAAAATCCACGTTCATGCCGATATTAATGGTCGGCTGGCCGTTGCTATAAATGGTCGGGCGGGCTCGGGTGAAATACTTAATGACGCCTCGCGTCTCAAAGTAGTTAAACGCTTGCAGCGCCTGTGTGTTGATGGCGATACCGTCGTCGTTATAACCCGCTGCGCCCGATCCGGTCGTCCAGCATTCGGCAACGTAGCCGTCACCGCCGAAATACGGCTGATCATTTAGGATGGCGAAGCAGTTGGCGTTCCAGCCGGTGAACCGACACCACGCTTTCGTGATGTTGTTCATCACAAACTGCTCTTGGCCGCCCGTGCTCGGCGGTACGTTAACGATCAGCGCGTTGTTGGAGGCGTTGTACAGCAATCCCCAACCAAAATTAGACTTGTATTGCCGTGCCGCTGCTGCAAATGCGCCTTGAATCTTGTCCGACAGCGCCACTTGCGGGTCTAAACGTGACGATTGCAATGCTGACGCCATTGGGATCAAGCCATCTAGCGTCAAAACGAGCAAATCACCGCCGTATTTTTGCAAACAACGGCGAGAAATCGGCGCACCGATGATCCACACGCCAATCAGCGCCCATGTGGAGGCGCTGGAGGGGTCGGTTCCGCGATAAACGATGACCTCGCCCTGATCGGTGACAAAAACAAGGTTGTCATCCACACCGTAGCCCGCGTCAATCGTCCATGACGCCATTGCGACAAGGTTGCCGCCCAAATGCGCGACCGATGATAGGTCAAGGACGTTTGCCGCACCGCCAATAGAGGCAGTTGGCAAGTACCACGCCTTAAGCGTGTTCTTTTGGATAAACCACATCCTGTTTTTGAACAGGGTGGGTTGTATTAGGTCGGTCGTGGTGACGCCTGTAATAGCAGGGCTGGACGTTCCGTCAATGGCCGTCCAAGTGCTGCCATTGAACAACAACGGCTTATCCACCCCGTTTGCGGCATAAAGGTAACTGCCGCCCGAGGTGGTAATGTTGGTGTATTCCCAGCGGTTGTTCAGCAACCCCGTGACTTTGGCAGCGCCCACCGGGCCTGCTGACGTAACGTCATAAATATTGCCGCCGACAACGGCGTACATCTTGTCTGTCGCGCCCGCGTTGTAAACGAGCAGACTTTCTACCTGTCCCGTCATGCCGGTGGCGTGTTTGGCATAGCCACCGCGCAACGCCACGCTAGAAACGCCGGGGAACAGATTGACGAGCGTTACGGCGTCAGTCGGAGCCATGTTGGCGAGCGAGTCACGCGCATTCCAACCGCCCACAGGGGCAGGCAACGACGCGACGTTGTTGCTCGTCCGTTGGATCAACCGTCTACGAACGGGAGATGCCATTAGTTGCTTTCCGTGCCGTAGCCGCTGTCAGGGATGTTGTCGTAACCGATCAACACCGTACCCGGTCGCGGGGCAAACGAAAGGTTAGCGGCAGCCGTGTCCTGCGCCACAGCCGTCTCAAACTCCATTAGGTAATCGCGGTACAGCGCGGTCGTATCAAAGCCCTTCGCCTCAAAGTACTTGAGCTTGGTGGACAACACCATGAGGCGGTCGGGGTAGATACAAGTGTCGTCGTCAGCGGTAAAGCTGTTCTTCGGTGTGCCGTCTGCCGCCTCTGCCCACGCCTTGCTGCGGTACTCAAAGCCGAGCAACTCGCCGCCGTTCGTACCCGGCCAAATTTGAAAGTATTTGCCGAGCAGACGCCAGCGAATACGGGGGCCGGTGCTAATGTAGCCCGACAGCAGCCATTCCCATTGCTGCGCCGACTCGGGGCCAAGCATTTCCCAACGCTTACTTTTGTCCCAATGGGTGCGGTTGACCGTGCTGACGTAATCAGCGGGCAAGCCGTACTTAACCTTTTGGAAGATGACCTGACCGCCAACAACCGTCTCGGTGACCTGATAGTTGAGCGTGACCGACGTAGGGCCGACGGAGGTAATGTAGGTGGCGTTGGGGATGCCTACCCCTTGCACCTGATAGGTCGTATCCAAGCCAGCCGTAGAGGCAAGCCCGGTGATTGTAGCGACACCGTTGACCCAGTTGCCCGTGGCTGTCGTGGCTTCTGTGTAAAAGGTGTGTTGGCGAGTCAGTTCGCGCCAATCAGCACGACGGAGAAGCTCATACCCGCCCGCGTTCATCAGCGCAAGCAACTGCACAACGTCTTGGCTGTTGTTGCCAGCGACGGTGGACGGCGTAGGAATGCCAAGCTCCTTGGTGCATTCCTGTATGAGTTCAACCATCGTGCTGCCCATGCTATGCCTCCGTTAGTTCTTTCGGCGGGCGACCACGACGAGGCTTGTCCTCCATCAAGGCCGCCATCTGCGCTTGCAATTCGGCTAATTGCCGCTTGGTATCTTCCAGTTCGGCATTGCTGTCTTTACGATTCTTGACGTTGAGGTACTGCCGCGCCTTTTCGCGCAGTCCCAACCCACCCATGCCGACGCGCTGCATTTGGGCGTCAGAGGCGAGGGCGAGTTGCTCCACGGTTAAGAACTTCATAATGGACAGTTCTGCGATCTGGTCTTTGTTCACATCATCAGGGCAATCTTTCTGCCATTGCGACAGCGGGGTGCCGATCTGTGCCGCAGCGCCTTCGCTCTGCTGCATCTGGAAATAGAGCCATTGGCGCGGGAACCGTGCTTTGTGTTCCTCGCGCATGGGTTGGTCAATCACGTTAGTCTTGTCGCCGGGCGCTTGGATACGGCAGTACACATTGCCCTTGTTGGGGCCTTCCTCGCGCTCGTAAAACTCAACGTGCAGTTGGGCGTCGGCGTTGTTGATGTCGCTATCTAATGGCATCGTCTTTGCTCCTGTGGGGATTACAGACTCACTTCGTTAACCGTCAGAATCACGGCGGGTATCGCCGGGTAAACTGACGTTGCCGATGCGGAAAGCAGAACCACGTTTGTACTGTCTGCCGTCCACATCAACTCCACATACTGTCCCGCAGTAAGGGACAGCATAAAATTCCATGAGGCAACCAATTCGCTGTCGTTGCCTTTAATGCGTAGTGTACTCGCAGAGTCAGGCACATTGGTGCCATTGACTCGCGGCCATATCCATACCTGTTGATCGCCGCCCGAAGTGTTATCCACTTGCGCTGAAAACTGAACGTCGTATACGCCTGTGTCGGCTACCACCACGCGCGAAGCAGGGCTGCCGATGGACACGCCGTAAGCGGGCGTGATGGTCGTAAATACAACAGCGGTGGCTTCGTTAGCCGATGCAAGGGTTTGCGTCGGAGTGGCTATTAGGCCGCCGTAACGCTTTTTTGGCAGTTGCTTATAACCTTGTAACGTTACCCATGTCGTGTTGGAGGTGGCCGACAGCAGCACAGAGCCACCGGGCAACAACTCGCTGCTAACCGCACCATTAATCGTACTATTCGTGTCGTAAGGGTAAACGGTCAGCACATCGCTGCCCGAGTTGACGATTTCAATAGTCTCGCCCTGCTCGGTCTGCGGTAACTTGACGCCCGTTCCCGAGGTGACGTTGTTGTAGACAAACGTCAGTTGCGTAGCATCACCCGCCGACGTACCGGCTGCGGTAACACTTACGTTACCATCGCCACAGATAGCAATGGTGGACAGGCCGTTAACGCCTGATCCAAGTACGCGAGAAGGGATAGGCATTAGGCTGCCATCCGTTCGTGGCGCACACGCATGATTTCGGCAATCAGGCCGGGGCCACGCGCATCCACGTTAATGTCGCCCATTACATCAAACAGTTTCTGGAATTCGTTGGCCTGCTGGGCCATTGCCATGTTGCAGTTGAACTTCTTGCCGGTTGGGCCGCCTACCCATACATCAATCGCGGGGCCGGTGTGTTCGCCGGTAAAACGCTTCAAGCCATCTGCCCGATTGCAACTGTCGTAACCGTACAGCACGAAGTTGCGGAACCCGAGCAGATAACCAATGTTGATGGCACGAAGTCCCGAGGTCGTCCCGCCACCCACGGCGAGCTTGTTCGGGCCAATCGCCTGCATCTCGGGGCCGTCTGCCCATGAGTGCCACAGCCATACGTTTTTACCCTTGAGATAGTCAAAGGTGACGGGAGGGCAGCGTGAGGCAACGAGGTATACGGTACGGTCGTTGGCCTTCTGAATGCCGCTAGTGCGGTCACGCGGGTCTAGGTTGACCCACATATCAGGCTGGATGCCGTTCTCGCACAGGAAGTCATGCGCTGCCTTGATCGCCACGATGGGACGACCGGCTTTGCGGTGCGCTCTGATTTCCTCTACGAAATCGGGCATAGACCACCCACTCGCCACGCACA